ATGAACGCCATGCTCCCCCTCCCGAACCGCTCGCTGGATGAGCTCCTGTTCTGGCTGCCGTCCGCGATCAAGAACCCCGAGGCGACCGCTTGGGAGCGCAAGTTCTGCGTCTCGATCCTCGGCCAGTCCAAGCGCCCCCAATGGAAGCCGTCCGCCGCACAGCGACGGACCATCGAGGGCATCATCGAGAAGCTGGTGTTCACAGGAGACGACGACTGCCAGGTGCTGGACGACGCCTGACCGCGACGAGAGCGGGGAGCTGGTGCGCTCCCCGCCCTTCCGTGCGGACGGTGCAGACGGTGGCGCATGGATTGTAGGGCCTACCACGGGGCGGGATCACAGGCCGACCGCAGTCCGAAAGGCTGAAGCGGGATCCCCGGCGCCATTCCACGGCGTCGCAAGTAGCAGCCGACCTCAAGGCGGTGGGACCGGGCGACCGGCGACCTTGAGGGCCTGAAGCGACGGGCCGGCTCCGCCGAGCATGATCGCAAGGGCTAGGGACCAACCCTGCCGACCCGGCGGGGCTGGTCGTCCTATGCCCTCGCTCAGAGCCTCACCACCAAGCATGAGGCGCAACGCTTGAAGAAAGAGAGGTAGAGACGCGATGTCGAAAGTTACGATCAGAGGCAAGCTCGCTTCGCCGGAAAACCTGCGCCAGTTGCGGTTCGCGACGGCTCGGGCGCTTACGTGGACAGCGCAGAGCGCCCAAGCCGCGGTCCGCAGCGAGTTCGGGAGCATCCTGCACGAACCTCGACAGATCACCCTGCAGAGCCCGAAGATCATCCCCGCGAAGAAGGACAACCTGACCGCCAAGGTCTTCATCAAGGATGACCTGGCCAAGGGCACCGCCCCGGCCAAATACCTGCGCGCCCTGGAGGCGGGCGGGCCTCGCGTCCCCAAGCGCTTCGAGAAGGCGCTGATATTCGCTCGAGTGCTGCTGCCGGGCGAGTATGCCACCCCACACCCCAAGGGGCCGCTGGTCAACGACGGGCCAGGCGTCGGGGGCACCTACACGAAGATGCTCTCGCAGTTCAAAGCAAGCCGCGACCCCAGCCAGAACGAGACCGAGACGAGCAAGAAGCGGAAGCGGAAGGGGAAGAAGTTCTATCCGCGCTTCTTCCGGCAGGGTGATGTCATCTTCGCGCGCCACAGCGCCAAGCGAGGCGACATCGTTCCAATGCTCAACATCGTCAAGGGTGCGCCGAGCTACAAGCAGACGCTGCGCTTTCGCGAGACCGTGCGGCGGACCGTCGAGAAGGACTTCCAGCGCCTGTTCGAGCAGTCGCTGCGCGACGCGATGAGGACGCGGCGATGACCGAAGAGCTTCGAGGTCCGAAGCGGGTCCTTCCCCCGGAGGCATGGGTGAGGGTAATTCGAACCCCGGTGGTTTACTAGCGTGAAGCCCCTGAAATAGCTGAACTATCGAGCCATGACCGCCCTGTTTCACAACCTTGACGCGACCCACCCGCCGCCCCCCGAGGTGACGAAATCGGCCTTCGCCGAGGAGCTGGGCTTGTCCAAGGCCCGCGTCTCGCAGCTGGTGGAGCAGGGCCTGCCGCTCACCGCGGACGGCAAGCGCGTCAAGCGGCTCGACGCCCTCGCCTGGTATCGTGAGAACATCGCCCCGCATCGCCGCAAGGCCCTCTCCGACAAGCCGAACGCCGACCCCCGGCGCGAGCTGGACCGGGTGAAGCTGGAGGCCGCCCGGATCGAGCTGGAGCGCGCCCGCGGGAACCTGGTCGACCGGGCCGAGGCCGAGAAGGCGGTATTCGAGCGGGCGCGCCTGGAGCGGGACGCGCATCTGGCATGGGTCAGCCGCGTGACGCCCCGGCTGGCGGTAGAGCTCGGGGTCGACGCCGCCGCCCTGTTCTCCGCCCTCGACCGCGAGATGCGGGCGCACCTGGTCGACCTCGCCGAAACCCCGCTGGACGCCCTGACCGATGACGACTGACGCCGCCCTGATCGACGCCGCATGGCGGGCCGGCATGATGCCCGAGAGGCAGTTGACGGTCAGCGAGTGGGCCGACGCCCACCGGATGCTGCCGGCGACCTCGGCCGAGCCCGGCCGCTGGCGCACCGATCGCGCCCCCTACCTGCGCGGGATCATGGACGCCCTGTCGGTGGGCTCGCCGCTGGAGCGCGTCGTCTTCGTGAAGGGCGCGCAGCTGGGCGGGACCGAAGCCGGCCTCAACTGGCTGGGCTACATCGTCCACAACGCGCCCGGCCTCGCGCTCCTGGTCATGCCGAGCCTCGACATGGTGAGGCGCAACACCCGCACCCGCATCGACCCGATGATCGAGGCGACGCCCGAGCTGCGCAAGCGCATCGCCCCCGCCAGGTCGCGCGACAGCACGAACACCGCCTTCGCCAAGGCCTTCCCCGGCGGACAGATCGTCATGACCGGCGCCAACTCGGCCGCCGGCCTGCGCTCGACCCCCGCCCGCTTCCTGTTCATGGACGAGGTGGACGCCTTCCCCGCCGACGCGGACGGCGAGGGCGATCCGGTGGACCTCGCCATGAAGCGCACCGCCACCTATCGCGGCCGGCGCAAGGTGCTCCTGGTCAGCACCCCGACAATCAAGGGCGAGTCGCGGATCGAGGCCGCCTTCCTCGAGTCCGATCAGCGCCGGTTCTTCATCCCGTGCCCCGCCTGCGGCGAGTTCCAGACGCTGGAATGGGGCAACATCCACTGGCCGCAGGGTCGCCGCCGGGAGGCCTACGCGTGCTGCCAGCACTGCGGGGGCGTGATCGAGGACGAACAGAAGCCCGAGCTGCTGGCCCGCGGCGAGTGGCGCGCCACGGCCGAGGGCGACGGCCGCACCGCCGGCTTTCACCTCTCCAGCCTCTACAGCGTCTTCGAGAGCTTCGGCGAAATCGCCGAGTGGCACGGCAAGGTGCGCAAGGATCCGGCCCGGCTGCAGGTCTGGGTCAACACCGCCCTCGGCGAGACGTGGGAGGATCAGGGCGGCGAGATGATCGACCCCGGCGGCCTTCTGGCCCGGCGCGAGGCCTTCGGCGACGAGGTGCCGGCGGACGTCGTCCTCCTGACCGCCGGCGTCGACGTGCAGGCCGACCGGATCGAGGCGCAGGTGGTGGGCTGGGGCGCCGGCGAGCAGTCCTTCGTCCTGGAGCACGTCATCATCTGGGGCGACCCCTCCGGCCCCGCCATCTGGGAGGCGCTGGACGCCTTCCTGCTGGAGCGGCGACCCCATGCCCGCGCGGTCCCTGACATGGGCCTGCGTGCCGTCTGCGTGGACACGGGCGGGCTGAACACCGCCATGGCCTACGAGTTCGTCAGGCCCCGCCTGCGCCGGCGCGTCTGGGGGATCAAGGGGCGGGGCGGTCAGGGCGTGCAGGCGTGGCCCCGCGCCGCGTCCAAGGGCAAGGGCGGTGCGCCCGTCTTCATCGTCGGGGTGGACGCCCTCAAGGACAAGATCGCCGCCCGCCTGCCCATCGCCGAGCCCGGCCCCGGCGCGATCCGCTTCGCCGCCGGCCTCGGCCCGGAGTGGTTCGACCAGCTGACCGCCGAGAAGGTCCGCACCCGCTACGTGAACGGCCGCCCGGTGCGGTCATGGGAGCCGAAGCGGTCGGGCATCCGCAACGAGGCGCTGGACTGCCTGGTCTACGCCTCGGCCGCGCTGCACGGGCTGCGGGTGCAGGGGCTGGACCTGGAGCGCGAGGCGCAGGAGATTTCGAATGTGGCGCTGAAGGCGGCGGGGCGGGCGGCGCCCGCGCCGGCGGCGAGGCCGACGCGGATCAAGTCGAAGTGGATGGAGCGGTAGGGCTACCGTCTCCACATCTGCTTGAATTCCTCATCGAACCAGAGTTCGACCTGTTCGCGAACTCCGATAGTCGCTCTGAAATTCAGGTAGGCGCTATAGTTTGCGCAAACCCATGAGTAAAAGTGATCGAACGACGGCTCTTCATCGGCCGTCATCTTGAGCCCCATTTCCTGCGCATAGATGTAGCACAGGCTGCGGATGGCGGCTTCGGCTTCAGCTTGCTTCATGGCCAGCCCTCGGCTTCGCCAGGCGCACGCCGGCACCGCCCCCGTTCTCGGCGATGAAAACGACCTCGGCCGCCTCATAGGCGGCTTTCAAAGCGGCGACGGCCGCCTCTGAAGCCCGGATCGCGCCCGAGCCTTCGGCCCGCTTGACGGTCGGAATGGAGATGCCCGCAGCCTCGGCGGCCTGCGCCTGAGACCATCCTGTGAGGGCGCGCGCAGCGCGAAGTTGAGCCGAAGAGATCAAAGGGGATTGATCCTTTGGGATCGGTTGTGCATATTGATCCCAAGGTATCACCCATTGAACGGGAGCGCCACCCATGACCCTGACTCGCCGCACCGCCCTGACCGCGCCCGCCCTTCTGGCGCTCCCCTCCGCCGCCCTCGCCGGCCAGGCCGAGCCTGACCCGGCCGTCGCCGCCTTCGAGACTTGGCGCGCCGCCCACATCGCTCGTCGCCATGCTGACGAGCCGACTTTCGAATTCGTGGAATGCCCGCCGGAACTCGCGGCCGTGGCCGACGCTGCGCTCCGGCGTGAGATGGAGGCGATGCGGGGCCTCATCGACGCACGGCCGAGCACCGCCGCCGGTCTCGCCCACCAGCTTCGGGCCATAGCCTTCTGCGCCGGCTTCGATTGGGCCTGCGACCACCTTCCCGTCGATCCCGTCGAGTGGAGGCCCGAGCTGTTCACCGACCTGGACGGCGACGCCTACGAGTATGGGGCGCTCGCGATCCGAGGCCTCTGGGGCGCCGTAGCGGCGACGGAGGCGATGGCGGCGCGGGTGTGAGATCGGTCAATAAATGATTTGACGGAGTCGCTTTGAATGGTCTACGGGAGTATATACCGCAGACCCGAGGACTGAACATGCCGAACGTCGACCTGGAAAACTGGCCCGTGGGCAACGAGGACGCCGCCCGGCTTTGCGGGACCACCGGCTCCGCTCTCCGCAACTGGCGCGGCAAGCATGGCCTGTTCCCGCAGAAGAAGCAGGGCGCCGGCACTCCCGCGGCCTTCGTCCTTCGCGACCTTCTCCGCATCGTCGTGGTGGCCCGCGCCGTGCAATTCGGCATCCCGCCTGAATTCGCCTGCCGCTTCGCCCGCAACGTCGCCTTCATGCCCTACCTGGTCTCCGGCCAGCCGGTGCGGATCGGCTGGCGCGACGGCGAGTATTCCGTCGCGGTCAACGAGGTGGACGACGTCCACGTGTGCATTCCCCTGCACAACGCTTGCGTCGAGATCGTGGACGCCCTCACCGCCGCCGTGGCCTTCGCCAAGGGCGCGGCCGAGGCCGAGGCTGCGAAAGAACGGTTCTGGGAGAAGGTCGAGAAAGCCGCCGCCACGCTGCCGGAGTAGGCGCGGGCGACATCTAGTTTCCGGCGCGCTTCGTCGCCGCGCCGGATCGGCGGAGGCCAACTTCCTCGTTGCCGCCTTCGCCTGCGCCGCCCGCGTCTGGAGATGTCCGCGGGCGGCGCACCCCGCACCCCTGACTAGGAGGCCTGATCGGTGAAGAACTACATTCAGCCCGGCGCCATGATGAGCGTGACCGCGCCCGCGACCGTCGCCAGCGGCGCCGGCGTCCTGGTCGGGATGCTGTTCGGCATCGCCGCCACCGACGCCGCCAGCGGCGCGTCCGTCGAGATCGCCACGGCCGGCGTCTTCGACCTGCCGAAGACCTCGGCGCAGGCCTGGACCGCCGGCGCGCCGATCTACTGGGACCCGGCCGAGGCCGAGGCGACCTCGGCCGCCGACGCGGGCAACGTCCTGATCGGCTGCGCCGCCGCCGCGGCCGCCAACCCCTCCGCGACCGGGCGCGTCCGCCTCAACGGCGCGGTCCCCGCCGCCGCCGTCCCCGCCTGATCGGAGCCGATCATGCTCGACCGCCTCCGCCGCCTGCTTCAGCGTCCCCGGCCCGCCTCCGCGGCCCGGTCCTATGACGCCGCCGGCGGCGGGCGGCGGTGGGGCGCCGGCCAGGCGATGACCGCGCCCAACACGGCCGCGCTCGCCGCCCGCGGCCCGATCCTCGCCCGCGCCCGGTATCAGGTCGCGAACAACGGCTACGCCGCCGCAGGCGTCGAGAGCATCGCCAGCGCCCTCACCGGCGCGACCGGCATCCGCCCGCAGTCGGCCCATCCTGACCCTGCGGCGCGCAGCGCGATCAACGCGAGCTTCACCGCCTGGGCCGAGGACGTGACCGGCGACGACCGCACCAACCTCGCCGCCTTTCAGGCCGCCGTCGCCCGCGCCCTGCCGCGCGACGGCGAGGCCTTCATCCTGCTGCGCGCCCGGCAGGGCGAGGGGCTGCGGCTCCAGCTGCTGGAGCCCGATCAGGTGGACCCGACCCTGCATCGCGACCTCGGCGGCGGCGCCCGGATCGTCGCCGGGATCGAGTTCGACGGCGAGGGGCGGCGGGTGGCCTACCACGTCTTCGAAGACCCCCTCGACCAGCCGTTCGCCGCGCAGCTGACGCCCCGCCGCCTGCCGGCCGCCGACGTGCTGCACGTCTTCCGCCCGGTCTTCCCCGGCCAGGTGCGCGGCCTGAGCTGGCTCGCCCCGATCCTGCTGCGCCTCTCCGAACACGACGCGGCCGAAGACGCGCTCCTGGTGCGCCTGAAGACCGAAGCCATGTTCGCCGGCTTCATCTTCGAGCAGGGGCCGGGCGCCGGGAGCTTCGACGGGGCCGAGACGGACGGCATCATGGACACCGGCCTGGAGCCGGGGACGTTGCAGGTCCTGCGCCCCGGCCAGGACATCAAGTTCCCGACCCCGCCCGCGGGCTCCGGCACGGCCGGCGAGTTCCTGAAGGCGCAGCTGCGCGGCATCGCGGCCGGCCTGGGCGTCACCTACGAGGGCCTGACGGCCGACCTCTCGAGCGTCAACTATTCCTCGATCCGCGCCGGCCTGATCGACTTCCGCCGCCGCATGGAAGCCGTGCAGGACCAAATCCTCATCCCGCAGCTGCTGCGCCCCATCTGGCGGCGCTGGCTGACGCTGGAGGTGCTGGAGGGCCGCGAGCCCGCGCCCGGCTTCGAGGCCGACCCGCGCCCGTGGCTTGCCGCCGCCTTCATCCGCCCCGGCTGGCCCTGGGTGGACCCTGAGAAGGAAATCCGGGCCGAGGCCGCCGCCGTGGAGGCGGGCTTCAAGTCCCGCCGCGAAGTCGTCGCCGGCCGAGGCCGCGACCTCGACCAGCTGGACGCCGAGATTTCGGCCGATGGCCCCTCGCCCGTCGCCAAGCCGCAGGAGGCCGCAGCATGAACGCCCCCGCCGCCCCCGCCCTGGTCTTGCGGGCCGCGTCCCTGAGCCCGCGGAGCCTCGACCGCGAGGCCCGCACCGTCGAAGCCGTCGCCTCGACCGGGGCCGACGTCGAGCGGCTCGGCTTCACCGAGCGTCTTCCCGTCGCCGCCGCCGACCTGCGCGGCCTGGAGGGCGCGCCCGTCCTCGACTCGCACCGCCGCATGAGCGTGCGCGACGTGCTGGGCGTGGTCGAAGCCTCCCGCATCGAGGGCGGCAACCTGATCGTGCGCATCAAGTTCTCGCGCCGCGCCGAGGTGGACCCGATCCTGGACGATATCGAGGACGGCGCCCTGCGCGGGATTTCCCTCGGCTATCAGGTCAACGCCTGGAAGGACGAGCGCACCGCCGCCGGGCGCGTCATCCGCACCGCAACCCGCTGGACGCCCAAGGAGGTGTCCATCGTCTCCGTCCCCGCCGACGAGGGCGCCACCATCAGGAGCAGCGCAATGCCCGAAAATCAGATCACTCAGGACCGCCCGGCGACGCCCGCGGCCCCGAACCCCGCCCCCGTGACGCGGGCGCAGGTCAACGCCGAGATCCGCAGCATCGGGCGGCTGGCCGGCCTGGAAGCCGGCTGGGCCGACGGGCAGATCGACGCCGAGGCGACCGTCGAGGCCGCCCGCGCCGCCGCCTTCGACGCGATGGCCACGCGCAGCGCCGCCCCGATCCGGACGCAGCGGGCGACGATCCTGCACGACAACGACGCGCCCGAGCTGCGCGGCGAGCGGATGGGCGAAGCCCTCTATGCGCGCATGAACCCCTCGCACCAGCTGTCCGAGCCGGCGCGGGCCTTCTACGGCATGACGACGGTCGACATGGCCCGCGACATGCTCCAGCGCGCCGGCGTCTCGACCACCGGCCTCGCCCCCGCCGCCCTGGTGACGCGGGCGCTGCACACCACGTCCGATTTCTCGATCATCCTGGGCGACACCGTGGGCCGCACCCTGCGCGCCGCCTACTCGGCCGCCCCGGCGGGCGTGAAGATGGCGGGGGCGCAGACCACCGCCCGCGACTTCCGCGCCCGGCAGCGGATCATGCTCGGCGAGGCGCCCTCGCTGGAGAAGGTCAACGAGGCAGGCGAGTTCACCTCGGGGACGATGGCCGAGGCCGCCGAGAGCTACAAGGTCGAAACCTACGGCCGGATCATCGGCATCAGCCGGCAGGCGATCATCAACGACGACCTCGGGGCCTTCGCCAACCTCGCCGCTCGCTTCGGCCAGGCCGCCGCGCAGTTCGAGGCGCAGTTCCTGGTGGACCTGCTGCTGGCGAATCCGGCCATGTCGGACGGCAAGGCGCTGTTCCATGCGGATCACGGCAACCTCGCCGGCTCCGGCGCGGCGCCCGACGACACCACCCTCGCCGCCGCCCGCACCGCCATGCGGCGCCAGACCGGCGTCTCGGGCGAGCGGATCGCCGTGACGCCGAAACACTTCATCGTGCCGCCCGAGTTGGAGGAAACCGCCCTGAAGCTGGTGGCGGCGATCACCCCGGCGAAGACCGACGACGTGAACACCCACACCAACCTGTCGGTGATCGTGGAACCCCGCTTCACCAGCGCGACGGCCTGGTATCTGGTGGCCTCGCCCTCCGAGATCGACGGCCTCGAATTCGCCTACCTCGAGGGCGCGCCCGGCCCGCAGATCGAGAGCCGCAACGGCTTCGAGGTGGACGGCGTGCAGATCAAGGTCCGCCTCGACTTCGGCGCCGGCTTCGTCGACTGGCGCGGCTGGTATCGCAACGCGGGGGCCTGATCGCATGGCCTACTCCGCGTCCGACCTGGAAGGCTTCCGCGACGCGCTCCTGAAGGCGCGGTTCAACGGCCTGCGGACGGTCGAATACGATGGGCAGTCCGTCACCTACAAGTCGGACGCGGAGCTGGAGCGTGCCCTTGGCGACGTCGAAAGACGCCTCGCCAAGGCGCAGGGAACCGGGCCGACGCGCCAGGTTCGGGTTTCGACGTCCAAGGGGTTGTGATGGCCAAGCGCGCAAAACAGGACGGGCCGAAGCTGCCGACTCCGGCCGTGGCCCGGCGCTACATCGATGTGGCGCGGGAAGCCGGCGCGAGTGAAGTTCGTATCGAAGCGGACGGCTCGCTGCGCGTGATCCTGAAGCCGGCTGAAGGTCAGCCGACTCCGCTGCAGGCTTGGAAGTCGAGCCGTGAAGCGGGCTAACCCTTACCCCGGCCTTCATCGCGCCCCGAAGCGGCTCGCGGACGGATCGCGCAAGGTCTACTTCTACGCGTGGAAGGGCGGCCCCCGCCTGCCTGACGACTACGGGTCGCCCGAGTTCGCGCGGGCCTTCCGGGAGGCGCAGGAGGCTCGCAGGGAGCCCAAGCGTACAGGGACGCTCCTGGACGTCCTCAATGCCTACCAGCGGTCCAGAGGCGTCAGGAGGCGCGCCCGCGGCTTTCTCGACCTCGCCGAGCGCACGCGACGCGACTATGCGGAGATCATCCGCAAGCAGCTGGAGCCCGAGTTCGGCGACTTCCCGCTTGCGGCACTGGCCGACCCCGGCGCCCGAGGCGTTTTCCTCGACTGGCGCGACCGAAGGGCTGAGGCGTCGCCCCGGCGCGCGGACTACGAATTCACCGTGCTCGCCCGCGCGCTCGCCTGGGCGCTGGATCGCGGCATCATCCTTGCCAACCCGTGCCAGCGCGCCGGGCGAGTCTGGGGCGGCTCGCGGGCCGAAAGCATCTGGACCGAGGCCGACGAGAAAGCCTTCCTGAAGGTCGCCCCGGCGCGCCTGCGGCTTGCCTTCATGCTGGCCCTGTGGACTGGACAGCGGCAAGGCGACCTCCTGCGCCTTCCCTGGTCGGCCTACGACGGAAAGACGCTCAGGCTGGCGCAGTCGAAGACTGGCGCTCGCGTCGAGATTCCGGTCGGTGCGCCGCTGCGCGCGCTCCTGGATGCGACCCCCCGCCGCTCGCCGATCATCCTGACGACCGAGGACGGGACGCCCTGGACCGCGGACGGCTTCCGGTCGAGCTGGCGCAAGGCGCGGATCAAGGCCGGCGTCGCTGGCGTCACCTTCAACGACCTGCGCGGAACAGCCGTGACCCGCTTGCGGCGAGTCGGCTGCACACATGCGCAGATCGGCGCGATCACCGGGCACAAGAATGCGGAGATCACCGCGATCCTCGAAAAGCACTACGCCGCCACAGACCCGCAGCTGGCGCGCGATGCGATTCTGAAGCTCGAAAGGGGAACGAAAGCTCCCAACCGCCCTCCCAACCGGCCCGCAGGGGCCGGCTCAACCGAGGGAGAAGCGTAG